GGAAGAGGAAGTAGGAGCTTGGAGTAACCCCTCAGATTGTGCAAATGAAGGGGGTGGCGGTGAGTTCGTCCCGCCGACCCTCGAGGAGGTCGAGTCGTACTTCGCCGCGAACTGCCTTCGCGGCAGCGCCCGGAAGTTCTTCGACTACTACGAGTCCAACGGCTGGACCAGGCAGGGCTTCCCCATCGCGAAGTGGGAGCCGGTCGCCCGCATCTGGTCCGACCGCGAGCGCGGCTACGACGCGGAGCGCAAGGCCCGCGGCGGGCAGACCTCCCAGGAGGTCGAGCGCGCGGCGGTGTGGCAGCCCGCGAAGACGGATGACGAGCTCATAGCCGAGCTCGAGCGGGAGCTGGGTGAGGCGTCGTGATCACCCTCAGGGAGATGCTCGACGGCTTCGACCCGGCCGCCGGCCGGCCGCTCGACGTGACGCGGATCTACATGGCCAACGTCATCGGCGCCGACGAGGGCGCGCGCCTGGCCAAGAAGCAGAAGCTCGACGAGTACCGCGCCCGCAAGCGCGCCAAGGAGGACCTGCGGATGGACATCGCCGCCATCGCGAGGGGCGAGGAGCCGCGCTGGAGGTATGCCAAAGGTGTGCCAACGGCGGCGGGGCAGCTGGGCCAGCAGGCGATGGGGTTCCCGCCGCTAGAGGGCGGAGACGGGGCCGGCGGGGGAGTCCCCGCGGCAAAGAACGCCTAATTCTTTTGAGATAGGAGAGTGAGAAGGTTTTGACCGAGATCTCAGCGGTGATGAGGGCCTACCGGGACGCCCTCGACAGGCACCGGATTCCCTGGGCCGATGACACGTACGACACGGAGCGGGTGGGCGGCTACAGGTTTCGCGTGGAGCGAACCGAGACCATCCTGGACGAGCACAGGGTGAGCGTGGCCTGGGGCTACCAGCTTCTTCCGGGGCGCGAGCCCACGGGCGTGACGATCGGCTACCCGGGGTACCTCGAGGTGACCTACGACCCGATCAGCCCAGAGCCGTTCGTGGCATCGCCGGGCGACATCCTGGCCGACATCTTCGGCGTGAGGGGTGAGTCCCGATGAGCTACACGTGCGGGGCAGCCGACTGGATCGACCTCGCCATCGGCAGGCTCGAGGACGCCAAGAGGTCGCTCAGGGAGTGCGACAGGGGTGCGACAGGGGTGCGACAGGGGTGCGACATCTGCGATGAGCTGCGCCAGGCGAGGCGATGCCTCAACAAGGCGCTGATCATGGTCGCGCAGGAGAGGGAAATCGAGAATGAATGGAGTACGAAATGAGACAGGTGGGCGATGAGGGCCGCCGAGAAATTGCCAAGGAGCTACGCGAGCAGTTTTACTGCTGCCAGTATGCAGAGGAGTTCACCGAAGGCCTTTACGACGTCCTCGACCTCGGTCATTGCAAGCCGACTCATGGCGGCTTTGCGGACAGCGGCATGGAGTGCACGGTCAAGAGATATGAGTATCTGCTCGGCACTAACATTTGGCTCGCCTGCTGCGATGAGGGGGTCGTGAGGGTGGACGAGATGCACCTGACCTGTCCGGATACGTTTGGCGCCCTGATGAACGATATCGAAGCTGCTATGAACTGCCCTGCCAGCGAAGAACCGACGCACGCCTACAACGTTGTCTCTGGGATGTGCGATGCCTGCGCTGACAGGTGCGGTGGCACGTTGTGCCAGGCGAGGGCGCTCCACAGCATCTGCTACCGCATTCACTCCCTGCTCGCGGGTGATGGCAAATGAGCTGCTACTTCTGCGGTGGATCCCGCATCGCGTCAGTCCATTCTGCGCCTGGCCAAGACGTCCGAAGCTGGTCTGTGGGTTCCATGACCCTGACGCGCCGATACGACGGTGAGCCGATCGTCAGGGTCGAGCTGGATACCAGCGTGGAGCTCGACGTCTCAGTCAACGGCTCGTGCGGAGAGACCGTCGGCGCCGACGTGACGGCGACCGCCTACATCGAAGACATCAAGTACTGCCCGTTCTGCGGAGAGGAGCTTTGATCCGCTCGGCGGTGGAGCTGTTCCGCGCTACCGCCTGGCGTACGGTGCCCGATCTGGTGTCGGGTCCCGCGCGCCGGGCGCTCGTGCACGGTCGTGCCGACGCGCCACACGTGACGGCGGCGCAGATCGGGGAAACGGAGCGAAGGGCGAGGGCGCTGCAGCGCGACCGGGCCCGCGCACTCAAGAGGTCGAGGAAGGCTAAGCGATGAGGTTGTTTGAGAAGTTGTGGCGGATGCTCGCCGAGAACCGCCGTGTTCGCAAGAGCATCGAGGCGCGGCGCGCCCGCAGGTGCAGGAGGTCGATGAGATGACCGTTATGTGGGACGTGCAGGAGAGGAGCTGCGCGGTCTGCGGGAGAATCTTCATCCCCCAGGCGCCGAAGGCCAAGTACTGCTCGGAGGAGTGTCGGAGAAAACACGAGCAGGACCGTGCGAGGGAAGCGAGGCGCAAGGGTGCCAAGCCCAAGCGCGACAGGGTCGACCGCTACCTGGCCGGGTCTGGTGCGGTGCACGACGAGATCATGGCCATTCGGCGCGAGGTCGCGATGAGATTTTAAGTTGCCGCAGGTAGACATAGGTAGATATATAATTAAGGCCGCTGGCGTAGGAGCGCCGGCGGCCTTTGGCAAAGACGCCTTCCGGCATCCTCTATGTGGCGTAGAGCATGGTACCACGCGGGAGGTCACATGGACGCAAGGGAATACTTCGATACCGTACGGGCCGCCCAGCGCGGCATCGACCGCCGCCTGGCGGTCATCGAGTCGATGCAGGCGCGCGAGCAGGTGCGCGCCCAGCGCTACGACGCCGTGGGCAAGGGCGCGCACGGCACGGACTTCATGAAGTCGACTGACGACCGCATAGACTACGAGCGCCGCAGCGGCGCCGAGCTATCCGAGCTGCGAGATGAGGTGGAGCGGGGCCGCGAGCTCTGCGCGGGCGTGCGCTCCGCCAACCCGGGCAAGCGCTGGGGCGACGTTCTGGAGCTGCGCTACTGCGAGGACTGCACACTGCAGGAGATCGCGGGGACGCTCGGGGTGTCGGTGAGGTCGGTGCATTCAGATATGTCATCGGCCCTGGACTGGGTCGATATGGTGGGTATCGCCACCGCAAGGGCTGGCGTGGGCCGTGCGGCAATATAATTGGATAGCTGGTTCGCGTCAGCATGTCGGCCCCGATCGCCATATGCGGTCGGGGCCTTTTGTCTTTATGGGACTGCAGACAATTGCAGACGATTGCACGCTTCTGCAGACAATTGCAGATAGTTGCAGACAATTGCACACAATTGCAGACCGTTGCAGGTTTCTTCTGGGATATAACTAGGGTGTCGATTCGCAGCGCCGCCCGCGCGGTGTGCGTTTCGAATGTGCGTGGAAGCACAGATGAGTGGCCGGGGTTCCCTTCAGCAGTTCAGGGACCCCGGCCTTTCTATTAGCAACAACCTAATGAGGTGGGTCCGTGGTCACACGCGAGGCTATCGTTCGCGCCGCAAGCTGGTACGACACCGTCATGGCGTGGGCTTTCCGCCGCGCCCTGGGCATCGCCCGCCGCGTCGGTAATCGCAAGGGCTCCAGCGTGGGCGAGGCGGTCGAGAGCCTGCGCTACGCGGGGCTCGAGGAATGCATGGCTAACCGCGGGCGCTCCCCGGTGGAGTTCTAGCCGTGGCCACCAAGACCCGCTACGCCAACGGCCACGCCCGCCGGCAGGTGCGCGCCTGGCTCAAGGCGCAGGGGCTGCCGTGCCACATCTGCGGCATGGCCATCGACTACGACCTGCCCGCGGGCGACCCGATGAGCTTCGAGGTGGATGAGATCGTGCCCGTGTCCAAGGGCGGCTCGCCCATCGACCGCGCGAACGTCGCGCCAGCGCACCGGATCTGCAACGAGCGGCGCGGCAACAAGAGCCTCGCCGCACTGAACGGCTCGATATCGCCGCGCCCCCGCGACGTGGGCTGCTCGACCTCGCTGCCGTGGTGACCCGACCCTGGGGGATGGCCCCTCCCCGGGGGGGCTGAAAGCTCGCCCCACGGCATTGCGCCTTTTTTGCGCAGGCCCCAAAACCGAGTCCATACCGGGAGGTGCATGGAATGTCCACGAAGTCCACGAAGCCGAGGGGCAAGCCGTGGACCGCGGACGAGCGCGAGTTCGTCAAGAACGCGTACCCGGCGCTCGGACCTGCGGCTATCGCGAAGAAACTCAAGCGCTCGCGCTCCGGCGTGTGCGCACTCATCAAGAGGATGAAGGAGAGCGGCGAGATCTCAACCGACGAGTCCACGGGGGAGTCCGTGGGCTCTGGCATCTCAGCGCCCCCGGCCGACGGCCCGGACGGCCGCCAGGACACGCTCGGCAGGCTCCGGTGGGTGCGGCAGATCATCGAGCGGCAGCTCTACGACGCCGAGCCCAGCCAGGCGGCCAGGCTCGCCAAGGAGTACCGCGAGACGCTCGAGCAGATTGAACGAATAGAGGGGGCCGGTGAGGACGGTGGCGACGATGTCATCATCAACGCCGTCTCGGTCCTGCGAGACGTCCTCGGCTAAGCCGAGGCTCCGCCTCGTCCAGCCCTACGAGAGGTCCATCGGCCCGCTCGCGGTCGAGCTCGCCCCGACGATGGGATACAGGCTCGTGCCGTGGCAGGAGCAGCTCGCCCACGACATCGGCGCCGTGGACGCGAGCGGCAAGTGGGTCCACCCGCGCGTCGGCATCTCCATCCCGCGACAGCAGGGCAAGTCCGTCGACATCATCGTGTGGGTCGCGGTCATGGCCGCGCTCGCCGGCTACAAGGTGCTCTGGACCGAGCACAACTACTCCACGACCATGGAGATGGTCGGCCGCTTCCGCAAGATCTTCGGGCGCCGCGTCGGCGACACGTCCGAGGGAATCCCGCGCTGGCGCAAGCTCCTGGTCGAGGTCTGCTCGCAGACCGGCCAGGAGTGGATGCGGTTCAGCTCCGGCGGCGTCATCCAGTTTTCGACGAGGACCAACTCCTCGCGCCTGGGCTTCTCCTTCGACATCGTCATATACGACGAGGCCCAGGAGCTCACGGGCATTCACACGCAGGTCATCAACCCGACCACGACGTCCGGCGCCAAGCAAAATCTGATGATCGTCTACGCCGGCACGCCGACCCGCGCCGGCAACCCCGCGGAGGTGTTCAAGAACCTCCGGCAGCAGGCTTGGGAGGGCGGCGAGAAGGCGTCCGACCTGCTGTGGCTGGAGTACGGCGTCGAGGAAGTCGGCGACATCTGGGACGAGAGCCGCTGGCCGGAGGTCATGCCGTCCCTGGGCTACCACGCCGACATCCGCGCCATCCGAACCGGCATGAAGGACATGGACGAACTTGGCGCCGCCCAGGAGTACCTGGGCTACTGGCTGCCACCGCAGGAGCAGGTGGAGCCGCCCGTCATCGGCGCCGCCGCATGGGGCGAGTGCCTCGTGGGGAGCGGCCCAGAGCTTACCGCCGGCTGCAGGGTCTGCGCCGGCGTGAGGTTCAGCGCCGACGGCTCGACCGTCGCCGTGGCGTGCGCCGTGCGGCAGCCCGGGTCTGCGACCGTGCACGTGGAGCTGCCCTTCTGCGAGGACCCCGAGCCCAGCACGGATTGGCTGGCCTACTGGATCGCCGCGAGGGCGGGCAGGTACGCCTGCGTCGCCATCGACGGCAAGGCGGGCGCCGGCGCCCTGTGCGACAAGCTCGAGGGCATGGGCATGCCCAAGGACTACATCCTGCGCCCGAGCACCGACCAGGCCGTGACCGCCGCGAGCCTCATCTCGTCCGGCGCGAAGGCGGGCTCGGTCACGCACATCGCGTGCCCGGCGCTCGACCTGTCGGCCGAGACGTCGCCCAAGCGCAAGATCGGCTCGTCGGGCGGCTGGGGCTTCGGCGGCGACAACGCCGCGCCCATCGAGGCCGCGGGGCTGGCGCTGCTCGCGCTCAACACATCGAAGAGAAAACCCGGAATGAAGGCGAGGGTCACTTGATCTCGATACCTTACGCCGTGGCGTCCGCCGACGGCCTGCTCGAGGAGGACCGCGAGACGGTGCGCTGCCTGCTCAACAGCTGGCAGACCCACTACAGGGGCAACCTCCTGCGCTCGGACTACTACGAGGCGCGCAACATGCTCAAGGACCTCGGCATCGCCGTGCCCGACTCGCTACGCGACCTGGAGGTCGCGTGCGGCTGGGGATACAAGTGCGTGGAGGTCATGCGCGACCACATCGCCTTCGACGGGTTCACGTGCCCCGACGACGAGGACTTCGACGGCCTGCTCACCTCCGTGGCCAAGCGCAACAAGATGGCCACACGCGTCGGCAAGGCGGTCAACTCCGCGCTCAAGTACTGCTTCTCCATGCTCGTGGTGACGGCGGACGAGGACGGGCACGCCCGTATCTCGGCGTACCCGCCGACCCTGTGCACGGGCATCTGGGACGACGTCCACGAGTGCCTGTCCTCCGGCATGTTCGTCGTCTCCTTCGCCAAGGACCGCGGGCGGCCCACGGATCGCCCGGACTGGGTCAACGTGATGCTGCCGGACCGCATGGTGCGCATCCGCGAGGTTCGCCGCAACGAGTGGGCGGCGGAGTACGTGGAGCACGGCCTGGGCGCCGTGCCCATGTTCGTCATGCCGCACAATCCCGACGACGACCGACCGTTCGGCGTGTCCAGGATCAACTCCGAGGTGCGCTGGAACATCGACTGCGCCATGCGCGCCAACGTCAACGAGGAGATCGCCGCCGCGTTCGCCGCGTCCACGCAGAAGTACCTGCTGGGCACCGACGGAGACGCGTTCGCCGACAAGACCAAGTGGAGCGCCTTCATCGGCTCCATCTTCGAGGTCACCAAGACCGAGGACGGCACGATTCCGCAGTTCGGCCAGCTCACTCAGCCGAGCATGCAGCCCATGACCGAGCACTTCGGCAACCTGTGCAAGCGCATGAGCGCCGCGACCGGCATCCACGTGGGGCAGTTCGGCATCATGAGCGACAACCCCAGCTCCGCCGAGGCGATCTACGCCGAGAACGAGCCGCTCATCCTCAAGTGCAAGAGCTTCATCCGCGAGGCCAAGGCGGCGCTGGCGAATGCCGCGACCGCCGCGATTGCCACGGAACTCGGGTGCTCCTACGAGGAGGCCGAGGACGCCTGCGGCGTGTCCGTCCACTTCCTGAACCCAGCCATGCCGACGCTGGCCCAGCAGACCGACAGCTCCATCAAGCTCGCCTCGGTGGTCGAGGGTTTCGCCGGCACGCCGACCTTCTGGCGCCTCAACGGCCTCGATGACGACGAGGTGCGCAACGTCTCCTCCGAGATCAGGCGCAACGTGACGCGCTCGGCGGCGCTCGACCTGATGGCGGGCGTCACCCAGGCGGCGGAGCCCGCGCCTCCCGCCGATGATTAGCGCGGCGGAGTTCGCGGCCTACAACCGGGCCGTGGCGAAGATAGGCGACGGGGCGTCATCCGACGTGGAGGCCGCCGTGCTCGCCTGGTGCCGCGCCCACGAGAGCGCGACCGTCGCCGAGAAGCGCGAGGCCGCGAAGCTCATCATGGAGGGCTTCGTCCAGGGCTACGACGACGTCGCGGCGGAGTTCGCGGCGCAATGGTACGACGACCTCGCAGAGCGCAACGGCGCCAGGCTGCAGCAGGCCGTCACCATGACGACCTACAGGCCAGAATCGGTCGATACCGTTGCCAGATACCAGGCGAAGAAGCTCGTGAAGGGCGGAGACACGGCGTTCGCCAAGGCGTGCGGCGAGTACGCCCGCAACGACGCGCTCCGCAGCCTGAACGAGACGATCATCTCCAACGTGGGCCGTGACAGGAGCGCCGGCGTGCGCTTCGCGCGCGTGCCGACGGGCTTCGAGACCTGCACCTTCTGCATCATGCTCGCGAGCCGCGGCGCGGTCTACCACACGCGCAAATCCGCCGGCGAGTTCAAACACTTCCACCGGCACTGCGACTGCAAGGTGGTCCCCGGCTTCGAGGACGACCCCGACGCAGAGCTCGTGGAGGGCGTGAACCCGGAGGAGCTGCGGGAGCGGTGGTGGCAGCTCGAGAAGGTCGACGCGACCGCGGGGCTGAGCGCAGCCGAGCGAGAGGAGCTCAGGCGCAAGGTCATGGAGGGCGGCGAGCTGCCCGAGAACGTCAGGAAGACCAACCCCGCCGCGCACATGCGCAAGGTCGGCCACAAGAGCAGCGGATGGATGAGCGCGGCGACCCGCCTCAACGCGGAGATCAAGGCGAACGGCTTCGCAAACGCCGAGGAGTTCTACGAATACCTGCGGACCCGCAGGACGCGCGCAGAGACAGCCGAGGCCGTCAAGCTGACCGAGGAGGTGCTTGGCAACGCCGACGCCACGCCGACGCTCCACGATGTGGCGAGGAGCCACCTGCGCCCATCCATTGAGGCGAACATCACGCATGGCGAGATCGCCGCACGCGAGATGGCCCCGACATCTGCCGAAGTTAGATACTGGTCAAGTGGAGAGCGAAGAAACTGGCACGCAAAAGAGCACGCCGCAGAATACGGAATCGACTACAGGTCGAAGGCCGGGCAGGACGAATACGATAGAATATTGTCAGAGGTCATCGATGAGGCGGATGATGTCGCGTTCGTGGATGACATAAGAGGCCAAAACGGCCAGCGCTGCGCCGTCTACTTCCGTGGCGGAGATATCGCCGTCGTCAACCTCGACAAAAAAGTCCGTGTTTCGCTGTTCAAATACGAGGAGGGCTACAGTGACTACTACACCTCACTTTGGAATAAGGTACGCAAGTGACCTGACCGGTGAATACAGCGAGTACGTCATCGACTCCGTTGACCTCCTCAACCTGCAGCTTGCGCCGCATGGGATGAGTTTCTTTTTCGACACGATAGACGTCCGCCAGCAGATTATCGGCGGCAAGCACTGCTGGGATATGTTCGGATGGGCCATCCCAAACGACGAGGTTTCCGAGTTTGAGCCGATTTGGCTGGCCGGAGAGGACGAGAAACTCGAAGGCTACAACAGCTACGTCTGCGCAAGCTGGGAGGATCGTGGCGGCAATCCCCATGCCGCCATCGATGGCAACCTCCCTGAGGAGGCATACGCATGATGGCCCACGCCTTTTCGTCCGGCGGTGCGATGTGAGGCGCGACCTCGATATCGTGAGGTACATCCTCATGACCGCCGAGTCCGCCGAGGTCGGGGTGGACGAAACCACCCTCTGCTCCGGCCGGTACGATATTAACCAGATTGCCTTTCACGTAGAGCTCCTGAGGGACTACGGCCTCGTCGAGGCAGAGGTGTCCTATGACGGCTTCGGGGAGGAGCCTCTCGGGGTGACCGTCTCGCGTCTGACATGGGATGGGTATGACTATCTCGATGCCATCCGCTCCGCCAAGGTGTGGGGGAGGGCGAAGGACGCCATCTCGAAGGCAGTCGGCGAGACGTCCCTGTCGGTCGTCAAACAGACATGCACGATTGTAGCCTCAGAGCTCATCAAGAAGCAGCTGGGCATCTAGCCATAAGGCAGCGATCTCGCCGCCGCACATACGGGGGAAACCCGACCAAAACGTTGAACCAGGCCATCCGCACGGGTGGCCTTTTTCATGCCGAAAAGCGCCCCGCACGGTGCGGAAATGGAGGGAGCATGGCTCAGGAGACAACGGCCGCCGAGACCGATCCCCTCGACCCTGCACAGGGCGGAGAGACCGATCCGGCGCCCGACTACAAGGCGCTCTACGAGAACGCGCTGAAGGAGTCGCGCAAGTGGGAGAGCCGCTCGAAGGCGAACCTCAAGGAGCTCGACGAGCTCAAGGCAGCCGCGACCAAGACTGACCCGACCGTTGAGGAGCGCCTGAGCGCGCTCGAGAGCGAGAACGCCGCCCTCAAGGCGAGCGCCGCCCGCTCCGCGCTCGTCGACTCCGTGGCCAAGGCCACCGGACTCGACCGCTCCATCGTGGCGACGCTCAACGGCGAGGACGAGGACGCCCTCACCGAGCAGGCCAAGGCCGTGGCGGCCATCACGAAACCGGCCGGCGGCGCGCCGAAGGCGCCCGAGGCCGGCGGCAAGCCCAAGCCGGGCAAGCCCTCCAAGAAGGACATCCTCGGGATCGAGGACAAGAAGGAACGCATGGCGGCCATCGCCGCCAACATCGACCTCTTCAAGTAAGGGGAGAAAGGGGCCAGAATGCCCGATATCAAGACCCTCGCAGCCGCGCGCAACGTCGACCTCGTGAACACCTTCACCAAGTCGCTGGAGAAGCTCACGGCGATGCTGTCCACCTGCGCGCCCATCCATGCGGCCGTGGGCGAGACCCTGCACCAGAAGAAGATCACCGGCAAGCTCTCCGAGGCCGAGTACACCCCCGGCCAGGACATCCCGCTGTCCAGCTACGCCTACGAGGACGTCACGACCTACGAGGTGACGCTCAAGCCCTACCGCAAGCAGACCACGCTGCAGGAGGTCAAGAAGCGCGGCTACGACGGCGCCGTCGACAAGACCGATGCCGCGATGATCTCCGACATGCAGCGCAACATCAAGAAGGACTTCGTCGCAGCGCTCGGTGCCGAGGGCACCACCGCCGCGACCGGCAAGAGCCTCGTCGCCACCGCCGCCAACGCCTGGGCCGCCCTGTCCAACCTCACCGAGGAGTACGGCTTCGGCAGCGGCGAGACCGTCTACTTCGCCAACCCGGTCGACTTCGCCAAGCAGATCGGCGAGTCCGAGGTCTTCAGCGCCTTCGGCATCTCCTATATCGAGAACTGGGCGGGCCTGGGCACGCTCGTCTCCACCGGCTCCGTTACCGCAGGCACGATCTATGCCACCGTCAAGGACAACATCAAGGTCTACGTCGCACCGACCGACGGCGACGACCTGTTCGGCTTCTACTCCGACGAGAGCGGCTACATCGCCGTGTCCCACTCGCCCGAGCTCAAGAGCCTGACCTACGACACCGTGGCCTACGTCGGCCTCGTGTTCTTCGCCGAGTACATCGACTTCGTGGTCAAGGGCACCATCGCCCCGACCGCCTAGGCAACCCTAAGGAGCATCCATGATCGCTTTGGTCACCTACCCGTACCGTGACCGCGAGACCCTCGCGGTGCATTACGTAGGAGAGGAGGTCGAGCTGGCAGATGAGCGCTTCGCGGAGCTGTCCGCCGGCGGCTTCGTCGACCTTCCGCCCGCCGAGACGGAGGCCGCCGCGGAGCCCGTCGAGGACGAGGCGGACGAGGGCGAGGACGTCGTGGACAACGAGCCCGAGCAGCCCGTGCACGAGAAGCCTTCACCCGAGATGACCGTGCAGCAGCTGCGCGATGCCATCGAGGCCGCCAACGGCTTCGCCCCGCGCAAGGCGACCAAGGCGGAGCTCATCGCCATCCTGGAGACGCTCTAGTGGACGCCTTCGCTACAGTCGCCGACTACGAGGCGCGCTGCGGTGCCGCCAAGGACGAGGCCAGGGTTGCCGCGCTGCTCGAGGATGCCTCGGCGTACCTGCGCGGGGCATATCGGCGCCGTATGGGTGTCCAGTACCTCGCCGGCTCGAACCCCACGTTCGATGAGAACGTGAAGTCCGTCTGCGTGGCCATGGTCGCCCGGGCGGTCAACGCGCCCGGCGCCATGGCTGGCATCACCCAGCAGTCGCAGACGACCGGCCCGTACTCGTCGAGCGTCACGTTCGCCAACCCGACCGGAGACCTCTACCTGGGGCGCTCCGACCTCAAGCGGCTCGGTCTGGCCGGGTGCCGCGTGCGCAGTATCCAGCCCATGACCGCCGCTGACCGCTGGGAGGAGGCGTGATGCCGATGGCGGGGATACCGACCGAGACGGTTACGGTCATCTCCCGCAAGACGGTGTACGACGACCTCCACGAGCCCGTCTCCGAGGCGGTCGCCGAGCGCGACGTCGACGCCGTCGTGGCGCCCGGCGCCACCGCGGACCTCGACGCCTCGCGGCCGGAGGGCGCCACCGTGGCGTACACGGTGCACCTCCCGAGGGACATGGCCGGCATCCGCCTCAAGGGCTGCTCGGTCCGCGTGCGCGGCGAGGAGTTGCGCGTCGTGGGCGACCCGAGGCCCTACGCCCCCGAGGCGTGCCCGGGACGCTGGTGCTACCCGGTCGAGCTGGAGGCGGCCGATGGCTAAGGAGTACAGCTGGGGGAAGTTCAAATGGAGCCGCCTCGGGTACGCCGAGGCGATGGACGGCAACGCCGCGCTCCAGGGGATGCTCAGGGGCAAGGCCGAGGGCATCGCCGCCCGCGCGACGTCGATGCTCGCGCCGGACGGCCACGACGTCCCGGCATTCACCGTCAGGAAGTGCCAGGGCAAGCTCGCGAAGGGCTTTTCGGTTCGCGCGAACACGAGTCACGCAAAACGCGCGCAGGCCAAGCACAAGCTGCTGACCAAGGCGGCCCTGTCTTCGAAGGGATGACCATATGGATATTGAGGCCGAAGTCGCGCGCTGCCTGTGCGAGCTCACCGATTCGGATGCGACGCTCGGGCCGGTCGCCGGGCACCCGGAGCCGTACGTCACCGTCGAGCAGGTCGGAGGGGGCGGCGGCTTCCTGGAGCCGGTCCAGCTCGATATCGACTGCTGGGGGACCGAGGGCAAGGGCGGCAGGAAGCCGGCGAAAGCCCTCGCCGAGAAGGTGAAGGCGGCCGTCCCGTCCCTGGAGGACGAGCTTCCCAACGTCTTCCACCCGGAGGTCACGAACCAATACAAGATGCCCGACCCTGACACGCGCAGGGCGAGGTACGTGGTGCAGGTCCAGCTCTGGGTCTGCGAGTAGTAGAAAGGAACGCGCGAATGGCCGAAGTCAGCAACGCGAACAACTCCAACAACGTCAGCGCCGGAAAGGGCGTGAAGGGCGGCTACATCTTCTCGGCCCCCGTCGGCTCCACCCTGCCGGGCAAGGTCATCAAGAACAAGAGCGAGCTCGACCCCGCATTCAAGTGCCTCGGTTTTGTCTCCGAGGACGGCTACGTCGAGTCCGTCTCCGAGGACTCCAACGACACGGTCGACATGAACGGCGACCTCATGGACTCCAGCAATTCCAACCGAGTGGAGTCCGCGCAGCTCACGCTCGCCGAGATCAAGGCGGAGACGCTCAAGCGCCAGTACGGCGACGGCAACGTCACCGACGAGGGCGGCCTGATCACCGTCAAGCACAATTCCGACTCCCACCCGACCTTCGCCTACGTGCTGCTCCTCCTCCTGAAGAACGGCCGCAAGTGGACCAAGGTCGTTCCGCGCGGCCAGTCCTCCGAGCTCGACGACCTCACCATTTCCAGCTCCGAGCTCTGCCAGCGCGCCCTGACGATGAAGTACCTCACCGACGAGGACGGCAACACCTGCTACGACTACATCGAGTCGACCGAGACGGCGGCGGCCTAATGGCGGCCAAGCGCCCCGAGGGCGCGCTCGAGTTCGAGTTCGACGGCAAGAAGTACCAGATCAACAAGAAGGCCATCCAGTCCATGAAGGTGCAGCGCGCCATGGCCTACGACGGCATCCCCGAGAAGATGCACGAGGTGTGGGACGCGATGGACGAGATCTTCGACGGCAAGACCGTCGAGTACATGGACGCACTCGGCGAAGACGGGCAGGGCTGCTCGGCGGAGCGCTGGGGCGCATTCTTCCAGGCCGCCATGGAGGCCGCGGCAAAAAACTAGCAAGCTTCGCCGCCGCCTGGACCTGCATGAGGGGAGAGGTCGTCGCCGACTTCCGGCAGACGTACGGCATCGACCTTCCCCTCGGCGGCGGGTTCGACGGGGCGACGGACGAGGACCTTCGCCGCTGGCAGGTCCTCTACTCCCAGCTGCCGGCGCGCTCGCGGGTCTCCGTTCGCCTCGAGCCCGACAACCTGTGGGACGACAAGACGCGCCTGCTCGACATGATCGAGCACGAGCTCAGGTGCTTCCACTACGGGTTCACCGAGGATGCCAAAAAGCGCGTCAACGCCCCGCAGCGGATCTTATCGCCGGGCGAGCGAGCCAGGAACGAGCGCCGCAGGGACTCGGCGCTGGCGGCGAAGTACGAGATATCTTCGTCGTTCGGAATCGATGTATAAGGGGGTGCCATGTCCACAGACGTCGGATCCGTATCCGTAAAGGTCATGCCGTCCATGGCTGGCTTCGCCTCCCAGGTGGACAAGGACCTGTCCGGGGCGGGATCCTCCTCGGGGTCGCGCTTCGGAAGGGTCTTCTCCGCGGCGGCGGGCAAGTCTGGCGGCAGCGGCCTGGTCGCTAGGGTCTCCTCTGCGCTCTCCGGCGCGACTGGTAAATTCTCCGCGACCGGCAAGGCGACCGGCGCCGCATTCTCCTCCGCCTTCTCCGGCGCGGCGAGCGCGAACGCCGTCGAGGGGCTCCAGAACAAGGTCAAATCCGCCACGCTCGAGCTTCGCTCGGCGATGGCGACCTCGAAGTCTGCCTCATTGTCGGCGGAGGCGGCCCAGGTCAAGTACAACGATGCCGTCGCCAAGTACGGCCCGGCATCCGCGCGGGCGCTGAGCGCTGAAAGCAACCTCGTCACCGCCAAGCTCAGGGCGCAGACCGCGTCGGAGCGTGCCCAGGCGGCCGAGTCCAAGCTCGCCTCGGCGCAGAAGCGGCTGGCGAGCGCGACCTCCGCACCCGTGTCTGCACTCGGAAAGCTCGGCGGAAGCGCCGGGACGCTCACCGACAGGCTGTCCGCGGGGGAGAGGGCTACCGGCCGATTCATGGCGAAGATCGCCACCATCGGCGGCGGTGTCCTCTCCTCGGCGGGGAGCACGCTGTCGTCGCTCTCGAGCGCATTCGGGTCTGCCGGAACCGCGGCGGGCGGGAACATGGCGAGCAAGGTCGCATCGGGCTTCTCCGCCAAGGCTGCGGTCATCACCGGCGCCGTGGCAGGCGTGGTGCAGAGGGTCCTCTCGACAGTGTCATCGAGTGTGGACGCCGCGGTCGCGCGCGTCGATACGCTCAATAACTTCCCCAAGGTCCTGCAGTCGCTCGGCTACGGGGCCGACGAGTCCCAGGCGAGCATCGACACCCTGTCCGACAGGCTGTCGGAGCTCCCCACGAGGCTCGACGCCGCCGCGACGGGCGTGCAGCAGCTCGCCCCGTCGTCCAAGTCGATCGACCAGGCGACAGACCGCTACCTCGCGTTTAACGATGCAGTGCTCGCGGGCGGTGCGTCCGAGGACATCCAGTCCAACGCCATGACACAGCTTACCAAGGCCGTCTCCACCAACAAGATGGAGATGGACACGTGGATGAGCATCCAGCAGGCGATGCCCGGGCAGCTCGACCAGGTCGCGAAGTCGATGCTCGGCCAGAGCGCCTCGGCGTCCGACCTCTACCAGGCGATGAAGGACGGCAGGGTCTCGGTCTCGGATTTCGCTGACGCCGTGGTCGACCTCGACAAGAACGGCGCGGACGGCATCACGAGCTTCTCCGAGCAGGCAAAGGCCGCGACCGGCGGCATCAAGACGTCGTTCTCCAACATGTGCAACGCCTTCCCCAAGGGCGTCGCCAAGATCATCGGCGCCATCGGCGCGTCCAACATCGTCGGAGTCATCGACGGCGTGAAGGGCACGGTGAACGGCGCGTTCGGCGCCATCACCGACGCGATGGCCGACCCGGGCATCCGGGGCGCGGCGTCGTCGTTCGCCGCCGTGTTCTCCGACGTCGTCGCGGGCGGGGTCTCGGTCGCCGGGGACGCGTTCGCCGGCGCGGTCGAGATGACCTCCGCGTTCTGCGAGACGCTTCTCAACAACGAGGCGGCTTCATCTTTCGCGGGGACACTTGACGCGCTCGGTTACACGGCGTCCTCCATGGGCGACGCCATATGGTCGACCGTATCGCAGATCACCGGATGGTCGAGTCCCGCCGAGGGCGCGGCAGATGTCGCAAACGCCCTCGACGACGCCTTCGAGGCTGCCGAGCCGGTCATTCGCTCGGTGGGTGACGCGTTCCAGTGGGTCTCCGAGCATTCCGAGGAGGTTGCCCCGGTCGTCAAGGCCGTCGGCGGCGCCTTCCTCGTCATGAAAGTCGCCGGCGGCCCTGTTGGCTCGCTCCTGAAGGTCATCGGCGGCGCCCTGCTGTCCCTCGGAGCATCGGCACCCGCCGCTGGTGCAGGTCTTGCCACCACGGCTGCGGGCGAGACCGCAGCTGGCACAGCCGCGGGCGCGGCGGCCGGTAAGATGACATCGTTTGGCGCGGCCGTCCTCATGGTCGGCGCCGGCGTCCTGTTGGCGTGCGGCGGCATCGGCCTGCTCGCACTCTCGGCGATCAAGCTCGGCGAGGCGGGGCCCCAGGCCGCAATCGGCATGGCCGCCATGGTGGCGGTCGTCGCCGGGCTGGCCCTGGGCGCCGCCGCCCTCGGGCCGGCGCTCACGGCAGGCTCCGTCGGCATGGTCGCCTTCGGCGCCGCCGTCGCGCTCGCCGGCGTGGGCATCCTGCTCGCCGCGGCGGGCCTCGCGGTCATGTCCCTCGCGCTGCCCGCCATCGCCGCCTGCGGCCCCGAGGCCGCCGTGGGAATCGCCGCGGTCGGGGCCGCGCTGCTCGTCCTCGCGCCCGGTGCCCTCATGGCGTCTGGCGGCCTGCTCGCGCTCGCCGTGGGCGCCGTGGCGTGCACCGTCGCCGCGGCGGCCCTGGGCATCGCCGCGGTCGTGGCGGGCGTCGGCCTCATCGTCATGGGCGCCGGCGGCCTCGTGGCTGCGGCGGGACTCTCGATGTGCGCGGGCCTCGTGATGCCGCTCGCGGCGGCAACCACCGCCCTCGGGATAGCGGCCATCGTCGGCGGAGTGGGCATGCTCGTGCTCGGCGTCGGCTCGATCGTCGCCGGGGCGGGCCTCCTGGTCTTCGCAGCCGGCGCCACCGGGGCCTCCCTCGCGACTGCGGCGCTCGCGCTGGCCATGGGCTCGCTCGACCTCGCCATGGCGGGCGTCGCCTCCTCCATCACGGCCTCGGCCGACGGGCTCGAGACCATGGGCGAGGCGGTCCCCGAGATATCCTCCGAGGCCCCCGGCGCCGCCGCCGGCCTCGGCGCCCTGGCCGCCGCCTCGCTCGCTGCGGCGCCGGCGCTCTCGGCCACGGCGCCGGCCCTGTCGACGTTCGCGGGTTCGTGCAGGTCGGCGTCGGCGGCGGGCCTCGTGCTCGCCGCGTCGATGGCTGCTGTCGGGTCGATGGTCGTCGCGAGCATGGCGTCGGCCTCGGCCTCCGCGGTCGCGTTCGGCGCACGGTCGGGCGCGGCCTTCAACCGCTTCTCTGCGTCCGCGAAGAATGCGGCGAGCTCCGCCCGCTCGGCGATCATGGGCGCGTGCCGGCAGATGTCGGCCGAGGTCGGGTCGCTCAGGCTCACCCTCCCGCGCATCGCCGTCGGCCCGCTGCCACACTTCTCGATGAGCGGCAAGTTCGATGCGCAGACGGGGTCCGTCCCGTCGGTCAACGTCAACTGGTACGCCGGCGGCGCGGTCTTCGGGCCGGGCAGGCCGCGCGTCATCGGCATCGGCGACAACCGGCGATATGACGAGGCGGCCATCCCGTTGAGCCCGAAGGTCCTCGGCGGGATCGGGGCGGGGGTCGCGCGGACGATGGATCTCGGCGGAGGCTCGGACGGCGGCGCGGTCATCGCGTGGCTGGACCGCAACCTCCCCGCGATCATCCAGAGGTACACCCCGGTCACGCTCGAGCGCGACCTCGACAGGCACGTGAGGGCGGTGATGGCTAGTGCATAGGCTCACCTACACCTCGTCGACGGGCAAGGTCGTCGAGCTCGACGCTGCCGGGGCCTACGTCGGCACCGCGCCGAAGCTCAGGAGCCGCGAGTGGTCCTACGAGCTGTCGTGGAGGAGCGCCTACGGCGTCTCCCGCGACGCCCGCGAGGCCACGGTCGACGCCTACCTCAGCTCTGAGGCGGCCGACGCCCTGCGCGAGCAGGCCGACCGCGACATGGTCGACTCGTCCCCCGGCAGGCTCACCTTCGACGGCAAGTGGTACCAGAGGGCCTACCTGGCCAAGTCCGACGTGTCGGAGGTGTACGGCAGGCGCGGCATCAAGACCGAGCTGACTTTCCTGCTGCTCGACGGCGCGTGGAGGCGCGAGGTCACGACGGGCTTCTACGCCAACGAGGTGTCGGACGGCTCCGCGCTCGATTACCCGCACGACTTCGACTACGACTACGGCGGGAGCGGCGCGAACCGCACGATCACCGTGGCCGGGCTGGTCCCCGCCGACTGCAGGCTGACGGTCTACGGCCCCGTGACGAACCCGCGCGTGACCGTGGCGCAGGGCGAGTTCTCGAACACCTACAGCGCCAAGGTGGCCGTGCCGGGCGGCTCGTGCCTCGTCATCGACGGGTCGAGCTACCCGAAGGGCATCCAGCTCATCGGCACCTACGGCGAGGTCGAGGACCGCTTCGCCGACGGCGTGCGCGGCGAGGGCGCGGGCTCCGGCTCGTACTGCTTCGAGCCGCTGCGCCCCGGCACCTCGACCGTGTCGTGGGACGGCTCGTTCGGCTTCGACATCACGCACTACCAGGAGGAGGGCGAGCCGCCGTGGAGCTGATAGTCGCTGACAGCGCCGGGAGGACGCTCTTCAACATCGCAGACTTCGAGCTGGACATGGACGCGGGCTGGGGCGACGGCGTGGACAACACGTTCGACCTCATCGTCCGCGACCCCGGCGCGCCGCTCCCCGGGGCCGCCTGGCGCGTGTTCGCCGACGGCACCGAGATGGGCGGGCGCGTCGAGGGCTTCAAGCTGAAGACGGGCCGTACCTCCTCGGAGCTGCACTGGAAAGGCTCCACTTGGTCCGGCGTGCTGGCCAAGCGGCTGCTGTGGCCGGACGCCGGGCAGGACTGGCTCACGCTCTCCGGCGACGCGAACGCCGTGCTCAGGCAGGCGATCAAGCGCCTGGGGCTGGCGTCGTTCTTCTCCGTGCCCGACGCGGACGCTGGCGTTTCGGTGGGCTACAGGTGCTCGCGCAGCGTGCCGGACGCCTGGACGAACCTCCGCCTGGCCATGAGGTCGGCAGGGCTGCGCCTCGACGCCAGTTGGGTCGACGGCTCCTGCAGGCTGCAGGCCGTGCCCGTCACCGACTGGCGCGGGCGCGTGGACTCGGACCTCGTGAGCTTCGACCTCACGAGCGACCTGCTCGTCACGAACCACCTCAAGGCGGCGGGCAAGGGCGACCTCGCCTCCCGCCAGGTCGTGGACGCCTATGCCGACTCCAAGGGCAACGTGGGCACATCCAAGGCCATGGCGGGCGTCTTCGAGCTCGAGGAGTACTACGACGCCAACAACAGCGAGGGGGACGATCTGCGCGACCAGGCCATGAACCGCCTCAAGGACATGCAGGCCGAGGGCGGCGTCAAGGTCACCGTCGGCGAGGGCGTGAGCTTCGGCCTCGGCGACATCGTTGAGGCAAGGCACTACTCGCCGAACGTCACGGTGTCGGTCGAGGTGTCGAGCCGCGTCACGACCGCAACGGGCGCCGGGGCGTCGGTCACCTACGGGGCGACCCCCGGCACGACGAGGATAGGATAGGAGAGACATGGAGCTAGTAACCGGTAAGGCGGGAGTCCCGCACGTCAGCTCGGCCGACGACGGCCGCCGCATCGCGGGAGAGGTAGGCGCGGGCAGCTACGTCCTGCAGACGGGCGGCAGGCTCGCGCCGTCGCTCGTGGACGCGAACACGGTGCGTTTCGCGACCGGCGACATGATCGTGCAGGGCCGGCACATCGGCATCACGGCCCCCGAGGACGTCAAGGTGGCCTCCGGCACGCAGGGCAAGAAGCGCACCGACTACATCTGCGTGCACTACTCGCGCGACGTGAGCGGCGCGAACCCGACCCTCGTCGAGACCGTTAGCTGGAAGGTGCTCCAGGGTACGCCGGGGACGACCGAGACCGCGCCGTCGGTCCCAAGCGGATCAATCCTGAACGGCGACTCCGATGTCACCGTGCCCATCTGCTCGGTGACGTTCGACGGGTTGACGACGGGCCAGCCGAAGCTACTCATCCCGGAACTGACCCCGCTGGCCACCCTCGGGGATTCCGTATCCCGCGAGTCGTTCAAGCAGAACGGCGTATTTGCCGAGAGGGTCGGAAGGGTGGTCACGCTCACGATTTACACCGGCGGCCTGTCAATCGACGATAGCTGGGGAATAGCGAATGTATGCGTCCTACCGTGGAAACCGACGTTCAACGTCTATTTCGCAGTTACGCTGCAGGAAGGACTGTCCGGAGTAATCGGAGTAGTCCGGGAAGACGGGAGCCTCATCATCCAAGGCAAGAGCACTAAGTGGCGAAATGGATGGCTCTTCGGCGCAGTGAGCTATATCTGCGCGTAGCATTCCGTATCCCGCGTCTTGGCGAGGCCGGGAATCACCTCAAACGGCACGGTGACCGTGCCAGGGCTCAAGAAACGTGCGGCGGTGACCGTCGTCTTCTCGCGCGGACAGCACGCCATTATGCCCACGACGGACGAGACACACGTCGTGGCTGGCGCAATAGGCGGCGGCTTTTCGGTTACGACGGCCCACGCGACGGCATATGTGTCCGGCGAGACTGTGACATTCAAGGACGTCAGTTACCACACATACCAGTCGCCCGGGCTCGGCGCCGCGCTTACGCTCGCAGCCGGCGACAAAGAGACAATCACCGCGATATACGGCTAGCATTCCGTATCCCGCGAGTCGTTCAAGCAGAACGGCGTATTTGCCGAGAGGGTCGGAAGGGTGGTCACGCTCACGATTTACACCGGCGGCCTGTCAATCGACGATAGCTGGGGAATAGCG